GCAATAGTGTTAAATTATACTAAATGTTTAAACGTTTCGCAAATCGGCAATAAGCGAACGCCACGCAGCGCCGCAACCCATTAAATACTTAGCAGAAAGCCACAGCGTAAAGCTAAATACAACTCCGTTTAAAAGTATATCGTAGTTCATAGGCATCTCCAAATCTTGGGTATTTCTTACGGGCTGAGGTTTCGCGGTGTAGTACGTTGGGGCTGCTAACAAAGATACATCGCATGGCTGAATAGTGTCGAATGCGGTTAAAACTATTTCGGGCTTTGGGTGAACATAAGCCCCCGAAATAACAGCCTCATAAGATTCTTTATTCGCATTCACTAAAGTAGTGTCCACGTCCCAGCTCATAGTATCGAGATTTACCTTGTTATGGCGCACGGTCTTTATTGTATCTCTACGAACTTGCTGCATCGTCTTTGGCTTTTGGAATATACCCGGCAGCTATTAGTGCTGCAATTATGGCTGTTAATGTTTCGGCTGTTATCACTTTAAAGATTAGTAAAAAGATGGATACCAAAATCATCAGCGAGCCGATTGTTCCACGCCAGTGCTTGACAACAATATCTACAACTCGCCTCGGTTTGGTAGCACGTTTTCGCATAGGTTAAATTACGCGAAAGCATACCGAACGTTGGAGCAATAGTGGCTCAGAAATTACAAAGTGAGAAATACAGATTCGCTTCTTCGCGCCTGCGATTGGTTAGCCCTGTAAGCACTTTGCCCCCTGCCTTGTTCCACTTCAGGAACTCATCCAGTATGCTTGGGTCGGCTGCGTTTACTTTGGCTTTCTTCAGCAATGTGGATTTAATCAGAGCACCCGTGCCGACATTATAGCTAAATGCCACCAACGCATCGAACTGGCATTGATTCAAATTCGGTAGGTGCTTATTTACCGCCGCTTCAAACGGCTCAAGTGTGGCAAGTAAAAGCTGCGTTGCTTCCTTTTCGCTTGCGAGCTTTTCACCGAGTAGAATCTTCTTGCCGTTCGGGTAGCGAGTGCTGCCATATCCAATTGTCGGCACTCCAGCAGGGCAGAGGTATGAACTAAGCCGCAATCCCTCGTACTTCTTAATCAGGTTCAGACCGAGAAGCGAGGTGCTGCGCATTTAGAGAATGATGTATTGGATGTTGGCAACAACGGTTATTGCATCATCTGGTACTGAAACCTCAACCACGATACTAATTTGATTGGAGGCAGTATCTGCTGCAACTATTGTACTAATTAATTCAGAAAACGGGTTTGTAATTGGCGTTATAACACCAAAGGCATCACGTGGGCTTGTGAAAGTTGAACCAACTGGTGGGCTAATATTGAAGCTGCCTGTTGTAAATGTGGGGTCTAAATCAACACTTAAATAAATACTCATCGTTACGATGTTATCTACACGGCTATAAAGCGCACGCAATACCGTAGGAGTGCAATCATTCGCACCGCTTATTGTTGGCGTGTAGTTACCACTACTAAACTGCGGCATACCTGAATAAATATCTTGCACCTCAATCTTTTTAGATTGGTCAGCGGTGGTATCTACGATGTATAGTATATCGTTAGCATCTGCCGTGCCTAATGCTAATAAATCAGTTACTTTAACGCCTGCCATAAGGGTAGTTTTTAGTTTGGTAAATTTACAAATTATTCAGATACTTTAATGCCTCTTCTGAACTCTTAAACTTTTGCGCATTTAGTTTGTGTTCTGTTACTGTGATGCAGAACACGCCCTGCTCAGTTATTACGTGAAAGGATGTTTCATCCACAGCCTCCCAGCGCGGCTCGATTAGATTAAGCCACGGCAAGCCCGTTGAGGTGAACTCGATATTTGTGGATGTGATGTTTACGTTTGTCATTTGATTTCAATTTGATAGTATGATAGAACAGTCGAATCCCCGTTTGCGCCGTTCTGAATTGCGAAAATTAAATACTGGTTTACCGTCCAATCGATGTTTGAATTGGTTAGCGATGCAATACCTATCGCTGCATCAATTGGAATCGATGCGTTGGCTTGTGCTGTTTGCGTATTGGTTGCTGTTTTTACTATGGCGGTTCTGTCAATACCCATATAGGTTTGTCCAATTGAACCCAAAGCAGTTGTAAGTAACAACGTTGGTGCAGGGCTTACAATTGAATCGGCTGTGTTGGCATATACTCGCAGCGTTGAAATGCCAGCCCCTCCCGTCTTCCCTAACCTTGCCTTGAATTCGATAATGTTTCCAACTGTTATCGTGTTGGCAGGGATTAGCACAGAAACAACTTTGTTATTATTGGTATTTCCTGTTACTGCCGTTTGGTTGTTTACGTCTTTGTAAATCAGCGGCACAGTTGGAAAGGTTGCAAGAGAACCATCGCCTCTCACATATTGCGCTGTCGTACCGCTTGGTGTGTTGAACTTGCCATTGAATGTAGTCCAATCGGTCGAGCTTAATGCACCTCTGTTGCTTGCGCTGGCAGTTGGTAGATTGAATGTATGCGTGCTGCTTGCCGAGCTTATGCCGAAATCCGTGCCACTTGTACCCGTTGCGAAGTTTTGCACTTGGGCAGTCAAGCCGTTCAATGCGTTAAGCCCTGTGGTGAAAGTTGTGATTACTTGGCAGAGGTTGTTGTCCTCAGTGTGCAGCGTAATGTTTCGCCCCGAAGTAGTTACGAAAATGCGTACTGCAAGCCTATCAGTTGCAAGCAAAGTTGTGGAAGGTACTGCAAGCGCACTTACATACAAATCGACTACCGTGCCGCCTGTAATCGCTTCGGGGTTTGTAGAGCCTGAAGATATGAGCGTAAAGGTTGCGCCATCGTACTTGTAAAGCTCCATGTAAAAGCTCGGATTGCCGCCGCCACTCGAAGCGTTAAAGTAGGTCTCGAAGTTCCAATTGCCTGAAGGGATTGCCAAAAGGTTTGGGTCGCCTGCATCGGTTATAAATTGCGCGATGTAGCCATTGCCCTGCGCGTTTGTGCGTGTGAAGTTCGTGCCACCTCCAAGCACTGGAGTGCGGCTCATTTGAAAATAAGCATTGCCTCCAATAGTGCCCTGACTTATCGAGCCGTTGAGGTAATAGTTAACCGATGCGCCACCGCCACCGCCCAAAGGGAAGTTAGCTAAAGAACCATCGCCACGCACGTACTGGCTCACTACTCCGTTGGCAGTTATGTCAATGCTTGGCGTAGTGGTTGGGTCATTAACGTTAACGCTGAATGCAGGGTTTGTCGGGTTTGGTACTGTTGCTGAAACCGATGTTACCGTGCCGTTTGTAAGCGTTGGGAAGGTCTGAAGTGCACCCGTGCCATCGATATACTCCGAGCTCGTTCCCGTTGGTGTATCGAATTTGCCGTCAAAGGTGTTCCAATCAGCCGAGCTGAGGTAGCCATCTGTTGTGGTATCTGCTTGTGTGATGCTTATGTCGGGAGTTGCCCCACCACTTGAGGAAATTGGGGCTGTGGCTGTTACGGATGTAACCGTTCCTGTTCCGCCTGTCGCAGCAATTGTGAAGTTTGGATACGTTCCAGTTATATCAATGCCAGCACCTTCAGTAAGCACTACCGTCTGGTCGGGCAGCGTATTGGCAATTGTGAAGCTCGGATATGTACCAGTTATATCTATGCCAGTGCCTTCCGTCAATTGTACTTCTTGAACATCGATATTAACAGAGCCGGGCGTGCTGCTATTCGCATTCACAGCACCGCCGCGAAAGTTCATATTTACAACACCTGAAGCCACAACAGTGCCTTCATCGCGCACGGTTAAGCTACCGCCCCCACCGCCACCAACTGCGATTAACGGGTCGGAGGGTGTACCATTTCCGACTATTGTAACGCCATCCACAGCAACCTCGGTTAAGCAAGGGTTACACGGCAAAAAGTCGGGCGGCAATGGTAGGTCGCCCGTGTCGCAAATATCGTAGCACGTATCTTCCGAGCCGCTTACTATTTCAACCTCAACATCGATTACAACGGTTGCAAATTCGAAGTTAGGCGGTAACGTTTTGTCGCCTACCGTGTACCCGTTCGGGATTACTTCGTAGCTTACAACGTCGATAATATCTTTAAAACCATAATCGCGCCCGCTTACTAACTTAAAAACTCGAGAGGCTACCCAGTCGCCCGCATCCTCGCTATCGCATGGTAAATTATTTTTACGAACTACGGCATAAGCTGAAAGGTTAAATTTCGTCGAATACATTTGCTTGCATCCGCTTACCCTTAAATTTTCAACTTTTGAAATATTTACTTTGCCGCGCTTCGCCCAAAATAGCGTACCTACTTTAGCGTCGTAATCCGTAACGGGTAGCGCTTGCCCGTCGCCTATGTAGTAAATCCAACCTTTGTCGCCTGTAAGCTCACATAAACCGTAAATGCGGTCGAATATATTACTTACTTCTACTCGTTGGTTTAAACGGTCTATAATGGTTTTTAAAATCATGCTCCCAGTTGTTTGTTTATTTGCTCGATTACTAACTCCGTATGTATGCGCAAAAATTCCTTTTCTTCTTCTTCAGTTGGTTCGAATATAATACCGTAACCCCTGAAAGAATCGTAACGCGGGTTTACCTCTTTACCGAATTGTAAGCCTTGCGCCTTTTTATATTCTAAATCGTTAAGCATTAATGCAGCGGCTAACCCTTGCTCGAGTATTGGTTCGTTTAAAAAGTTACGCCGCAAAAATCCCGTTAATTCGAGCGGTATAGGGCGGCGCTGTTTTTTTATTATGTAGCCGGGCGAATAAGGTGTTTCATAATTACCGCCACGCCTTGCGGGTAATGGTATCTTTTCGCCCGCCGTGTTGAGGTTACCGCCCGAAGTTTCAAATATTCGATTGTACATTAAGCGGCGTAATTCGATAGCGGCTAAGTACAAAGGTTCGAAATTATCGAGCCATTGATTGTATAGCGCGTCGGTTCGTTTTTTAGCCTCCTCGGGTGTCATGGCAGCGCCGTAACGTATTTAATGTTTTTACGGCAATCGAAGCAATGGTTATCGTCGGGTAGTCGCATATTTTGAAGCATTGCCGTTAACTCATTATTGTATTGGTCGGCTGCAATATCGCGAGCCGCAACGATACCCTCAAACGCCGCCGCCGTTGCAAATGGTTTGTTACCTTTATTTACAAATACGGTAGTGTTTGCCCGTTGGTTAGGGCTAACCGTTAACGCGTAGTTATAAATTTCAACAGCCGTAGCGTAAGCCAAAGCTAAACTCATTTGATTACCGATTGAACAAAGCCAGCCGCGGCGGTCGCAGCTTACCGAGTAATTCAAACTCATTCCCGTTGTGTACTTATTATTTGAACTACTTAACACGCTTACGCCGTCCGTTGTTATGTTAATGCCTATTGCATCGACAAAGGGGCAAATATGCGCTTCACGAACCGCGCCGCCGCAATCGTAGCAACTGCCCTTTTTTGGAATGAATTTAACCGTGTTCATAGTTGATTCATAAACGAAAGCTAAATCCAACTTGCGGCGCTTAGCTGCGAACTCCTTACCGATATAATACTCGATGCCGCCCGCCGTGTACGTGATTGTATCGATTAGCTGAAGCGTAGTCATATCGAAAACCAATATCGGCACGTTCGTATTACTCGAATCAATTGCGAGCGTTAAATCGCTTATAAATAGATTTAGATAGCTTAACGTGTTCGGGCTTATCTTTACACGAATGCCGCCGTAATTTCCAGCCCCTAACGCGGTTTGAATGTTAGCGTAATCGGTAACAACTTGACCTACCCTTTTCGATTCAATAATGGTATCGGCTTTCATCATTGGGCTAAGCCGCGTTAGAACGTCGCTGCTAAGTTTCTTCCAAGCGAAGGCGCGTTTATCCTCGAATAGTTCAACCCCGTTATTATATTGGTCGGTTATTAGCTGCCCTAAAAAGGTGTTATTTATACCGAGTTCGTCGATATATAAGCCCGTCGTAGGTTCTGCGACGTTGCAATCGCGTAAGCCCAAAAGTGATTCGTAGCACATAGGACAAAGATAAAAAAAAGAGGGGTAAAAACCCCTCTCATTCTGTTACAAGATTATCTAATCCATTTTGCGTCAATAGGTCTTCATCGGCTTGCGATAATAAACCTACCGACGCTATGACGGGTTTACAATCTCAATACAGTTAACGTAATTGATACCAGCGTATTTGTCGCCTGCTTGATAAATATCGTCAGGCAATGTAACGAGTTTACCTGTGTGAGTTAATACGATTGACAAATTACCGCAATCGTCCTTCATGGTTAAATCAACTGGCAATCCAGCAGGGGTGAAAGCAATTGTTTTGCTGTAATTGCTACCCGCTACAGGTGTAATACCCGCGTTCCATTCAGCCATGTTAAACGATAACCATTGCATAGCGCCCGCGGTCGTTGCTAAGTTCTTTAGCTGCGAACCTTGTGCGGCTGCCAAACGTGCGTCGTAAGCGAAGCCGAAACCGTTTTGCTGCGAAATCGCTAACAAGTCGATGCCGAACTGGGTGCAGCAACCAGCTTGCACAGCATTAGCATAACGCTGCATCTCAGCGCCACCAAATACCACAGGCGCGCCCGGATAGTTAGCCATGCGAGTAGCTTGTAAGATATCTGCCAAAGCAAACTCGTTCAATGCTTGCCCGCCTGTTTGACGTGTTGCAATGCGTAAACAGTCGCCCGATACGGTATAGTAACCGCTAACCTCAGTACCCCATTTGCCGATAGCGGCAACGGCTTGAGTAGCGGCGGCGCTTGCTACTTTTCTATCCATTACGTCCATTAAACGCATGATAGACTCGAGAACGTAACGGCTGTTTTCTTGACAATGACGGGCGATAGCATCAGCCTCAATCAATTGTTCAGCAATGTACGTGTCGGTCGTTTCAAGCGTGTACGTAGTGGTGCTATCACCGTAATTGTTAGTAGCCGTACAAGTAAGGATATTACCGCCTTCTTCTACTTCCGTTTCGGGTAGGCGCTGAATCCAACGAGCCTCAACCGTCTTTAGCTTACCGCGTCCCGGTGAAACTTCTTGACGGATTAACTTTACGTTTTCAGGTGAATTAAGAAATTCGAGAAAGGGCAACTGTTCGCGCTGACCTACTTCGATAAAAAGCTCCGAAAGGCTCATTTGCACATTCGGGCATTCGGATAAAATGCGAGAAATTGACATTTTGTTTTTAGGTTTTAGAGTTTACGTTTGCACTTAACAGGCGGCAAACATTCACGCCTAAAAAAATTTGTCATTTGAGCGCTGTAAATTTACGAATTGTTTTTGTAATTCAAAAAGTCGTTTTATATTTGCTCTCGAAACTTTGTGCCGATTGTTTCGTTATAAACGATATTAAGGAAATCTAACACTCCTTAAAATATCCCCGAGCAAACGGCACTTTGTTTCGGGGTTTTTTTATGCCCCACCCGTTCGAGCTATTGACGGGATTAGTCGCATACCTTTGGATAGGTTAGGCTAAATGCGGGGGCGATGCAAAGCAGGTTTTACATCAATTCAAAATACTTTTAAATCTATTGCCACGGGCTGCAAAACACCTTCCCGAATAGAGCCAAACTGCGAACGAGCGATTCTCAATGAGAATGTTTTGGTAAGGGGTGTTTACAATTCTTAAGGGGGTTGGGGGTTGTAAACACCTTTTACTTACCCTCATGCTCACTCACTCAAACTCATAAGAATGTTTTGAATTAGCGCAAAAAAAAGCCTACTTGTTAGGTAGGCTCGAAGGTTAGGTTAATTAATTACAGGCTCGTGTATAAGCCCGTAACCTTTGTGAATATTGATTGCAGCATATCGCAATAAACATTTTCAAACTTTGCTTTTGTTTTGATGTTAAACTCTTTGTCGAATGTATAGAAGTGTACATCGTAAAGGTCTAATGAATTAAGCTCGATGCTTAGTTGCTTTGC